GGGAGAGCCCTTCTGCGTCTTCGGATGTGGGAGGGCTCTCTTGATGAATTGGGAGCCATTACCACCTGAGCTATGGCCCTTCCCGCACTTCCTTTGTTACCTGCTGCGGGAACTCAACCTGGCTGATACACCAACGCTGCGGCAGCTGGAGGTGGCGGAATGGTTGGAGAACGGTCCTGATCGCTCGATCACAACCGCTTACCGCGGATTGGGGAAAAGTTTTGAATCCGGTGGCTATGCCCTGTGGCGGCTGCGCCATGACCCATTCACCGAAAAGATCCTGATCCCTGCTGCTACGGCAGAGAAAGCGGAGGAGGTGGCGACGTTCATGGCCCGGTGCATCCGGGATGTGGACATTCTTCGGTGCCTTGAACCCAGGCCGGATGGGCGCTCATCGATCAAGGCATTTGATGTGGGCCCTGCGGTGATCGACCAGAGCCCGAGTGTCCGCACTGTGGGAATCCTGTCGCCGTCTCTCACCGGTAAGCGCTGCACGCTGGCGCTGCCGGACGACATTGAGACGCTGAACAACTCGATCACACCGCTGAAGCAGGAACGCCTGGCCCAGGCGGTGACGGAGCTCGAGGCAATCATCAAGCCGGATGACCCGGGCTTTGACCCCAACGCACCTAGGGACTACACGCAGGCGGGCCTACGCCAGGTGTTCCCAAGACAGATCCGGTATCTGGGAACTCCGCACCTTGAGAGCTCGCTGTACCTACGCCTGGTGCGGGAGAGGAACTACTCGATCCGGTTCTGGCCGGCTCGATTCCCCAACCCTACGGATGCGGATGAGTGGGATTGCTACGAGGGGAGCCTGGCGCCTGCGATCGCCGCGGCCGTGGAGGAGAACACGGCCCTGGCGGGGGAACCAACAGACCCTGAGCGCTTTGGGCACCACGAGCTGCTGAAGCGCGAAACCCGCATGACACGGGCTGCGGTCCAGCTGCAGTACCAGCTGAACTGCCGTTTGAGCACCTTGGATCGTTACCCGATCCGCCTGGGTGACCTGATGGTGATGGACCTCGATGGCAAGGCCCTGCCGGAGGTGGTGGTGTGGGCCGCCAGCAATGAGCAGCGCATCCAGGATCTGCTGTGCGTTGGCCTTGGGGCCGATCGCTATTACCACCGTCCGGCAATGGTGAATGGCTGGGTGCCGCAGGAGGAGACCTGGCGGTGCGTGCTGGCGATTGACCCCTCAGGCCGCGGCAGTGATGAGCTGGCCTGGGCGGTGATCGCTGAGCTGAACGGCAACTTTTTCCTGCTGGAGAGCGGGGGCACCACCCGCGGCTACGAGCCTGAGGTGCTGCAGCTGCTGGCGACCAAGGCCAAACGCTGGCAGGTGAACTACTGCGTGGCTGAAAGCAACATGGGCGATGGCATGTTCACGGCCCTGCTCTCACCGGTGATGTCGAAGGTGCATCCGGTGTCGATTGAGGAGGTGCGCGTCAGCCAGCAGAAAGAACGCCGGATCGTGGACACCCTGGCGCCGCTGGTGCAGCAGCACCGTCTGGTGATCAGCAGCGAGCTGATCCGCCGGGATTATCACGATGCTGAGCGGGATCCTGAGACGGGGCACCAGCGCTCGCTGATGTACCAGATGAGCCGGATCACGGTTGAGCGTGGGGCACTGACCTTCGATGACCGCATTGATGCGTTGGCCCTGGGGGTCAAGTTCTTCACCGATGCCGCGGCCCAGGACCAGGAGAAGGCCAAGCGCGAGCGTCAGGACGAGATGGACGAAGTGATGCGTCAGGCCTGGTTCGATGAAACCGGCTCAAGCATTGATGCCTTGGCCATGGGGTGGAAGCCGCAGGCCAAGGTCAAGGCGTATGGCGGTGTCAGGCGGTAGCGGCGTCGTCTGAGCGGACGATCGGCACCACGTTGCCTTTCTCCTTCAAAGCGGAGAAGTCGAGCTTGCTGGCCATCTTGGACCTGAGCTTGGCGGTGTCACTTTCAGCCAGGTTGGCGGTGATGCTGTTCTGCTTCAGCAGCTGCAGGGCAACGCGCAGATCGTCGTTGCTGGTGGGCTTGAGGTTGCCCTCATCGTCGTAGCCGCCCTGGTCAACGCGCTCACGCACGGCCCTCACGACCGATGCGTGCAGTTCTTCAAGTTCCTTTGCGAGGTCTGCCACGGTTACATGGGTGGAGAGCTTTCGCTTCCATGATCCAGGAAGTCCAGTTCACTGACGAGCGTTGGCTCGAGTTCTGGCAGAACTACAAGGCTCTTGAGCACCAGAAACAGGCGGTGATCAAGCTCGGCCGCCACATCAAAGAGGTGGATCCGTGCCTCCTTACGGAGTCAGCGGACTGGGCCCATGACTTCAAAAGGGGCATCCAACTGCAGCAACAAGCTGCATTGGTCCGCAATCCGCTGAACGTGAAGTGGCAGAGCCAGCTGGATAACAAGAGCGGCAGGGGCTACCGGGAGTGCTTCAGCAGCTCCTGCGCGATGTTGGCGATGTACTGGGGCAAGGTGCCCAACGACGACGCCTACAACGCCATCCGGCAGAAGCATGGCGACAGCACATCAGCCCAAGCGCAACTGGCTGCCTTGCGGTCCCTGGGCCTGAAGGCTGACTTCTTCACCAACGGCACTCCGAAGGCCCTGGAAGCGGAGATCGATGCTGGCCGGCCTGTAGCTGTTGGCTGGCTCCACAAGGGCTCTGCAAGCGCTCCTACGGGCGATGGGCATTGGTCTGTGGTGATCGGCTACACGGACGCCGCCTGGATCCAGAACGACCCCAATGGCGAAGCCCTCCTGGTGGGCGGGGGCTACACCGCCAACACCAAAGGAGCCGGCATCGTCTACAGCCGCAAGAACTGGAATCCCCGCTGGATGGTCAATGGCACCGGCGGTTGGTATCTCACCTGCCGGCCATGAAGCGCGAAACCCTCCATCTGCCCAAGGGCATGTCCGTTGAAACCGGCCGGGATTCCAATGGCCGCTATTTCGTCGCCTATGCGCGTAACGCCAGTGTCTTTCTGCGCTCTGCGCAAGAGGTGCGGCGCTTCCTCAAGCTGCCCGCAAGCACCCCCTCCAGGGCATCACTCGACAGCTGGTTCGAGTCACTGGCCGCTGGTGACGACCCTGCCGAGCTCAGCCCTGACCCCGCTTAGGTTTGCGCCCATGGCTTGGCTTGCTGCCGCGGCCATTGCCCTGCCGGGTCTTCTTGTGGACCGGTTCCCGGTGGATCTGCTGCTGGTTGGCCTTTGGCTTACTCATCAGTCGGTTGGCGCTTACGAGTGGCTTCCCAGGCCTCGCCCAGGTTTTCTGCTGCTTCCTTGGCAAACCACCGGGCGATAGCCGTCTGCTGGTGCCAAAGCGTGTTGAGCAGCAATGCGGTGTTCAGCAGCCCCTGGTGATCACCCAGCTCGTACAGCTCGAGCAGTGTTCGTTTCGTCGCTTCCTGCCGAAAGTCCAGCTCTTGGCCAACGACGAAGGGCTGCATGGCCTCACCTCTTGGCCAATGGCCCAACGATCCCTGCGAGGATCTCGACCGCCCGATACAGCTTCACCACCACGCGCTGGGCTGTATCGAGGGCCGCGTCGTCCTTGGGAGTCGGCGTGAGGTTGACGATCACAAGCGCCAAGCCGTGCAGCGCTATCGCCAAGGCGACGTACTGAGCGAATTGATCCATTGCGCAGGGATCACTGCCCCGACGCTACACACGTGGAGAGCTCTGTCAAATCGAGGGTGGCTTCTCCAGATTCCGAAGCCGCATCTCGTGATCGCGGATGTCGTCCTCCAGGATCTTGATGTCCTTCTGCAGTTCAGACCGCAGCATCTGGATCTCGTGCAGGATTGAGTCCATCCCCTTCTTCATCCCGCCATGCTCAACGGCAATTCGCCATAGAGCACCAACGGCTGCAACACCGATGACAGAAGCGACTTCAACCACGGTGCGCGGGACTCTTGATCCAAGCTATCGAGTCACCGACTCATTTCCCAGCCTTGCCAAGCTCCTGAATCAGGTATTGGCGTAAAGCTCGGTCAGAGGGTGTCTGATCTGCTTTCAGGTCAATCTCCAAGATCCGCAGCTTGATCTGCTTGGCGTAGAGCTCGTCCAGTTGCGCCTTGACCTCAGCCGCCTTGGCGTAGCGCGACTCGATTGCCACCGTGGTGCCAACAATGGCTGTGACCAGCGCAAGGCTGGCACCAACGATCGACAGATGGCGTTCCATCAGGCGGCAGCAGCCCAGGGCAAACCAGCTGCTTTTGACGGGCTGCGCTGTTCATCCAGCTGCCCCTGGAGGGCGGTCAAGATGGATTGCACTTGCTCCTCGCCAAGAGCGTCTTTGACCCATTGCACTACCTGATCCTCTTGTAGGTCGGCAAATGGGATAAGGGTCTCAGGGCGCTCAAAGCCGATAGAGCCATACGCACCCGAGCGATAAACCTGGTCGTCTGACACGGCATCCACTTGATAGTGCGCCACGTAGACGTAGCCATCGCTGGTTTCGCGTTCCAGGTTGCTGATCTTCCAAGTGAAAGTGGTGGCCATTGGTAATTGGGAAGAATGGTTTGCCACCTGTTAAAGGCCGGTGGCCCGCCTAGTGAAGGTGTCTACAACGCTTAGCCAAACTTGATCGCGCCATCCGACATCTGGATCTTGGCGTTACCGCTGATCTTGATGCTGCCGCCTTCCTTGGTTTCGACGGTGACGCCTTCAACCTGTTCAGCGACGTGCTTGACCAGCTCGGTCACGTCTTCGTTGTTGTCCTGGGCGCTGATCTCGTAGTGGGTCATGGTGGTGTGGCGAGGGTGGGAAGAGAGTAGGACTACGCGCCCTTAAGAGCTGCTACTTCAGCCTCCAAGGTTTCGATGCGAACCTGCGCCTCTTGGAGAGCCTTGATTGCCATCCACATCATCTGCTGCTCTTTGACCGCCATCCGCACAACTTCTGCTTTTGCTGGCTCGATCTCGTTGCCTTCGTCGTCCAGCTTGGCGGGCTCAGCTTTTTGCTTGACCCATTCGGAGATGACTTCTGGGCAATAGTCGGCAACCTGCTGGGCGATGACGCCATAACGAAGATTATCCGTATCGGCATCTTCGTTGTAGTGGAACTTTTTGAGTTCCCAGTGCTTGAGGCAGTCCCAGGTGCTGTCAAGATTTATGATGTTCTTCTTTTCGCGCTCATCGCAAAGATTAACATTGTTGGACTGGTAATTAGCTATGCCACCATTTGCATAAATTTGCGCCCTTAAAGTGCTGCCTCCCTGGCAATATAAGAAATAATTACTCGTGTTATTGCTATCCGTATTGTGAAAAATCCAGGGTCCATAAGGATTAGCGCCTGTATTCTGAAAGATAACTGTATTAGTACTGGCGGAAGAAATAAACTCATGATTTAGTCCTGTACCCGCATAATAAGAGCCAGTGGCAGTAGCCTTAAAATATCCCGCTGATGTAATGCGAACGCGCTCCGCCAGAGCAGCTACTCCCGCTTGCTTGGTCCAAAAAGTGAGTCTTGTGGGAACGTCTCCCGTCGCTACTGTCCCGTCACAGGACGCAATCATGTAGGCGCCAGTTCTAAAATTGGTGCCGTCATTTCCTACGAAGTTAAGTATTGCGAGATCATCGCCAGAAGCCACTGCGCCATTTACGCCAACAGTGGCATTTTTGGAGCTGCCAAGGCTCAACGTTGAGGGATACCCAGCAGCAGAATAATTTAGCTGGGTTAGGCCATTGCCATATCCAGCAGCATTGCCAATTACTTGTAGCGGAGATTGATACGCAACACCACCAACG